CATGCCTCTCATGAAGCGTGATTTGGGTAGGATATGTGTAGAGAGAGCAGATGGAAAAGAGGCTTCATGCTTAGCTTTTCCTATTTTTGCTAATTTTTATGTTACTGTTGGCCATATGATCCCGAGTGAGGGAGAGTTTTGTGTCACAATTATACATGAATCAGCACTGACTCCTACAGTTTCTAAACAGAAGATGAGTCAGAGTCATGTCTATCGTTTTCCCGAAAAAGATTTAGTTCTATTGAATATCCCTTCTGCAGTTCCTAGAAAAGGATATTGTGATTTCTTATTAGGACGGGATAATGTATTGGGGGAACAGACAGTTAATTTAGTGTCTTGTGATTTAGATACATCTCAACGTTATACTACTCTAACAAGAATGACCCCAGGATGGACTATGTTTTCATCTACGGTCAAGACAGATAGAGTCGTATTAACAAAACCATACAAATACGATTGTCCTACAGGTACTCGTTATGGAATGTGTGGATCCTTGATAGTTGATTATTCTAAAGCTATCATCTACGGATTTCATGTTGCCGGTAATGGCAAAGTTGGACTTTGTGATACTTTGTCACGAGAAGCTGTGGAGGAAGCAATTCGATCCTTTACAGGTTTTGTGCCTGTTAATCAAGGAGAATTGCAGTTGGGCTCTCATACTTTAGAAAAGGGGCTTGGTATGATTGAAGTTCAAACGGGTGATCCTTCAGTGGATAAACCGGTTGAAGAACACAATTGTGTAGTAGAAGGAGTTCTACCTAGTGCAAGTGCAACCTTTAAGAGTCCTTATAGGGAACACCCATACTATAATGAGGTAGTTGAAGAGTTTGGATTGGAAACTTCAGCACCTCCTCGAAAGATTAATGATCCATATCATAAGCGGAAAGCTCTAACAAAATTGACTTCACCAAATCAAGAATTTTCACTTGATGAGGTAGAGTTTGCTGCTAATGATTATGTGGGAGATATCTTGCAAAAGATTGATACATTTAAGCCACATGAGAAACAAGAGTTGTCGCGTATTTTGACTGTACAAGAAGCTCTTGATGGTGTAGGAGAAAAATCTTTAGGTGGAGTTGATAATTCAACATCTGTCGGGTTTCCTTATAAAGGAAAGAAGATGGATTATTTGGAACGGGATCCAATGGATATCAATTTACCACTAATGCCTCGAGAATTGAGAGTTGCATATAATACTGATATTGAAGCAGAAATGAATAAAATGATTGAAACATATAAGCAGGAGAAATCATGTAGACCTCTGTTTAAGTGTTCAATGAAGACAAACGAGTTATTACCTAAAGATAAGTTCAAGGCTCGTGTTTTCATGGGGAGTAATTTTC